GTGTTGAAAACGATAGTGTTGCTACATCTATTTCAGTATCAATTCCCATAGGAATAGTTCTTCCACTAAAAACAATATTTTCTAAATCAACAACACTTAAACTTGTCCAGTCTACATAGTTGTCTGTAGTTTGTATTTCTAAACTAGGATTAAAGAACATTAATAGCTGTTCCATAATTTGTAGTTTTTGTTCTGTGTTAGTAGACCAAATATCTGCATTAACTTTTAGTGTATATGGTGTAGGCATTAAACGTTCAACAGTATAATTGTTACCCTGTGTGTTTAAATATTCTTTACCTTCTGCATCATATTCACGTTCTCTAAGATGTACTTTGCCGGTGTATGTAGCATCAGCAGTTCTAGTACGATCCATTTCTAATCCAGTAACATATACTCCTATACGTGGAGCACTTGGTATTTTATTTTCGCTATTGTCTTTTATAATGGCGCCAACTTGTCTTGTAATATCTCCGTACATCACAGGAACTTGAACAAGATTACCTTTGCTATCAGCATACGAAAAGTTACTCATTAGTCTTACTAGCTGAGTAATGTATCTTCTTATTTGTCCATCATAAAAGTGTTGCATTGTTATCCCTTACACTTTGGGCAGTTACAATCTCTAATTAGGAGATGCACAACTGCCATAGTAAACCACATCCATGACATTTCACCTATACCAAATAAGCTAGGTCCGTGGTTCATATGTCCCATGTCGTTATTTAAAAAATATACGCCTAAAATTAAAAATAGTATTCCTGCAATTTTATGTCTCATTAATTATCCGCCTTCGGTTTTAAAATTTTACTCAACGGTTGTCTTTCTGTTACAGTTTCGTCACCAATAACATTCTGTGATGCGTTGTTAACAAATGTACCTTTTTGTGTTGCTTTAGTATCTGTATTTGTCATTGTCATACGTACTGAATCTTCTTGTTTGACCCAACGGCTACCGTCTTGTCTAAATAATCTATTAGGCATAAAGTCTGTCCTTAACCAATAGTCTCCTTCGACTGAGTTAGTTGGGAAACTAGGACCATGTCCAAACGCTTCTCCATTAGGTGGTACACCATCGCCAACCAAATAACCATTGTACTCAGAGCGTGTTGGTGTTTCTGAAATTCTATCAACTAATAGTTCTTGTGAACTTGCATCAATATCTGATATGTCTGTAGTTTTTAATGCTACGTTACCATTGTCATCTTTAGCAATAGTATATAAGTTTGTAGTATCATAACCTGACTTAGGTGCATCAGCTTCTGCTTGAGCAAGTACAGCATTATTAATCTGCATTTCTTTTTCGTATGTACTAAGAACATCACGTAGTGTATTTGTACTTCCTTCTTCTGAAGGTAAATCAAGTATTTCTTTAAACTCTTGTGAGTCAACAATTTGTTTTAATTTAATTCTGTATAAATGCGGATACCAAGTTTGTGTAAATCCTTCAGCGGCTCTGTTTACATCTTCTACAACATAAAAACGTTTTAGTGCTACACTATAATCATTAAGTGCATGTTCGTCTTTTAAGTGTGGAAGTTCAATAACATCTCCTGGCATAATTTTACGCCCTAGTGTTCTAACACTATAATTAATAGGAATTGTCATAAACAATGTATCGTTTTGTAAGAACAATCCGAATTGACTCATATCAAAGTCAATATCTTGTATATTATAAATGCCACGCATTTTATAAATGTCTGGATCATACTTACGATCTCTGTTTTCTAAGAACAACATGTCTTGTATGTTGGTTTCTTTAACAGCATCATAACGAGGTTGTGCAGGCGTAGCGTCTGCTTCGTCTGGATTTGCGGGGCCTAGATACTTGTGTACAAAGACATCTGTACCACCTACTGTAAACATTTCGGTAATAGTTTTGTCTAAGAAATCGTAATCATTGCCCTTTTCGGGTTTGTATAAACTGAGTCTTGGCATAGTATAAGTATTTATCGTTAGCATAAATACTAGTGGAGAACAAGAAATGGCATTAAGCACACAAAAACAAGATGTATTCGATTATGTAAACGCTATGTTAGGCGGAGGCATGATTGATGTTGAACTTGACCCTATTCATTATGAAACTGCACTAGAAAAAGCCCTTGGCAAATTTAGACAGCGTTCAGATAATTCAGTCGAAGAGTCATATCTTTTTATGCCTACGATAATTGATCAAAATGAATATACGTTACCGCAAGAAGTAACTGAGGTTAGGAAATTATTTAGACGCTCAATTGGATCACGTTCAGGTGGCGGTGATGGCGGTACTTTATTTGAACCATTCAACATGGCATACACAAATACGTACTTGTTATCAAGTTCTAACATGGGCGGACTAGCAACATATGATATGTTTAGTCAGTACCAAGAACTTGTAGGACGTATGTTTGGTTCTTTTATCGAATTCAATTGGAATACTACAACTAAAAAATTAACACTTTTACAACGTCCAAGAGCAGAAGAAACATTACTTCTTTATGTGTATAATCACAGACCAGATAGTGAATTGCTTAATGATTATCTTGGTAAGCAATGGATTAAAGATTATACCCTTGCTAGTTGTAAGTATATGCTAGGCGAAGCACGTTCAAAGTTCGCAACCATTGCAGGACCACAAGGTGGTTCAACGCTTAACGGTGATGCACTTAAAGCAGAAGCACAAGCTGAAATGGAAAAGCTAGAAGAAGAACTAAAAACACAAGTAGCAGGCGGCGTAGGCTACGGATTCACAATCGGCTAATAAACACTTGACTTCCTGATAAATCTATTGTATAATAGTTTTTATTTTATGAGGAGTCAGACTTTGATTATTGGTGTATGTGGATTAATTGGTAGCGGTAAAGATACTATTGCTGATTATTTGATTAGCAATCACAACTTTCAAAAAATATCATTTGCAGATAAACTTAAAGATAGCGTAGGCGTTATGTTTGGGTGGAGCAGAGATATGCTTGATGGTAAAACAACAGAATCTAGAGAATGGCGTGAAAAAGTAGACGAGTTTTGGACAAAAGAAACTGGACGTACAATTACACCTAGATTAGTATTACAAGAATTTGGTACAGAATGTATGCGTAACGGATTCTATGATGGTATTTGGGTATCCTTAGTAAAACAGAAAATTATTGACAATCCAGACATTAATTGGGTACTTCCTGATACACGTTTTCCTAACGAAGCAAAAATGCTACACGAAGTGGGTGGACATGTATGGCGTGTAAAGCGTGGCGAAGATCCTAAGTGGTTTACAGAGTATGTTGAGTTTGATACAGAGCCTACTGATATACATCCTAGTGAATGGGCTTGGGCTCATACTAAATTTTCACAAACATTAGAAAACAACGGTACTATTGATGAACTTAGAAGTCAGGTAGCAAATCACCTTGCTTCCATTTAAATCCTTCTTTGTACATAATTTTACTACAATTGGCACATATTGTTTTTAAGTTGCTAAATCTTACGTTGTTAAGATCACCGTCAATATAATATACTGAAAACTGTTCCTTGTGTTTGCTTTTAAAGCCACACTTGTCGCAAACTTGTTTCTTTTCATATCCAGACTGTTTCCATTTAGGACTACCATGTATAGGCTTACCGTGCCTGGCACATGACTCACACTTGCTTCTATAAAAAGGTTTTCCTTTTTTGTAATAGTTAATTGCTACTGGTTTAACGCCACATTTGCATAAAGGTCTCATATATGTATTTACCTGCCCTTTTTGATCCCTTTTTCGGGGTAGATAAAGAGGCCTTTTATGCAAATTGGTATAAATAATAGTAACATGCTATATCAACAGGAGAAAATAAAATGGCTTTAGTATCACCAGGAGTACAGGTCAGCGTTATAGACGAAAGTTTCTATACCCCAGCTGAGCCAGGTACAGTACCAATGATTTTTGTTGTTTCCGCACAAGACAAAACGAACGGTGCTGGAACAGGAACTGCGGCGGCAACGACTGCGGCAAACGCAGGTAAACCTTATTTGGTTACCTCACAGAGAGAATTAACAGACTTGTTTGGAGATCCAACTTTCTATACGGACACAAACAACAATGCACTACATGGTAGTGAATTAAATGAATACGGGTTACAAGCGGCCTACTCATACTTAGGAGTAGCTAACAGAGCTTATGTAACTAGAGCAACACTAAACACATCAGAGCTAATTGCTTCTGCTACGGCGCCAGCGGCGAATCCAGCAGATGGAACATATTGGTTCGATACAGCAAATAGTGTGTTTGGTATTTTTGAATGGAACGGCGCGGCGGCTACTGTTACTGGTGGACAGAGCTTTACTAATAAAGTTCCTACAGTAATTACAGATACTACTAAAGTAACAGGCGGAGTACCAAAAACTTCTGTTGGTGCAATTGGTGATTACGCTATTGTTGCTACTACTACACTTAACAAATTGTTCTACAAAAAGAGCGATGGTAGTTGGGTACAAGTAGGATCAACAGCATGGATTAGTGCATGGGCAACTGTAACAGGAACGATTTCAAATCCAACTGTTTCAAATGGTGCTTCAATGAGCATTAACGGTACTGTTGTAACAAGTGGCGGAACAGCATTAAGTGATGTTGTATCAGCTATTGGTTCAGCAGGTATTGCTGGAGTTAGTTCAGCAGTAGTTAACAACAAATTAGAGATTTACTCAACAGGCGTAGACGTTGTATTAGCAACTAACGCTTCAACACTATTAGCAGAGATAGGTTTAACGGCGGCTACTTATAAAGCACCTAAAAATACTATTGCTCCGCATACTAGTGTACCTGAGTACAAGTCAACAGATACTGCTCCAAGACCAACTGGAAGTATTTGGGTTAAAACTACACAACCTAACTTAGGTGCTAACTGGAAAGTTAAAATGTGGAACGCAACAACTAGCTTGTGGGAAACTAAAGCGGCTCCAATGTATGCATCACCTGAGGCGGCATTACACGGCTTAGATAAAGCAGGCGGTGGTAAGAACTTAGCAGTTGGAACTGTTTACATCAAAACTAACAATGATGAAGCAACTGATCCAATTGGTGACTTTAAAATACACAGAAGACAGTCAACAGGTAATACTAAAATTACTTCAGACATTATTACAACACAAGTAGTTACAGGAACTTATGCATTTGATATTGCAGAAACTGTTCCAGCAAGTGCTACGTTAAGTGCGGCAGTAACAGTTAGTGTAACAACTAACGGTGCGGCTGACGATGCAGACGATATTGCAGGCGCAATTAACTCCGCAGGATTAACTAACGTTGTAGCAAGTGTTGACGCTTCAAACAGAATAGTTATTGAACACAATGACGGTGGTGACATCCACATTACAGATACTAACAGCGGATTAGCTTTAGCAGGATTTGTAGCTTACAATGGCTCAAATGCGGCAACAGCAACTCCAAACTTATATACAGATGCTTCAGGTAATGCATTTGATATGGTTGCTAGTAACTGGAAATACTTAACATACACACCAAGTACAACTGCTCCAACAGCATTAACAGCTGACGGTGCATTATGGTACAACAGTATTGTAGACGAAGTAGACATGATGATCCACAATGGTACTACATGGGTAGGATACCAAGACTCAACAGCACCGTTCTACGATGCTAATAGTGCAGACAAAACTGATCCAAATGGACCAATTGTTAGTGCTACTGAGCCTACTAAACAGTCAGATGATACTGATCTTAAAAATGGTGACATTTGGATTAGCACAGCAGACTTAGAAAACTATCCAAAAGTTTACAAATACAACGCTACTTCATTAAAGTGGATTGCACTTGATACAGGTGACCAAACTACTGAAGATGGTATATTATTTGCAGATGCACGTTATGGTACAAGCGGTGTTAACGGTGATACAGCGGCAACGATCCCAGCATTACTAGTAAGCAACTTCTTAGACTTTGACGCTCCAGATCCAGCACTATATCCAAAAGGTATGTTGCTATGGAACACTAGACGTTCAGGATTTAACGTTAAGAAATATGTACGTAACTACATTGATACTACAGGACTTAACATTAGATTTAACAATGACGAGTCAATGGCGGCATACGCAACTAACAGATGGGTAACTGAATCAGCTAACCAAGAAAATGGTGCAGGCTCATTTGGTAGAAAAGCTCAACGTAAAGTTGTAGTACAAGCATTACAAGCAATGGTTAACAGCAACGCTGATATTAGAGATGATAATTCAAGAATCTTTAACTTAATGGCTTGCCCAGGTTACTCAGAGTTAAT